AAAAAACATTAAACTTTAAACTTGATAAAATGGGTGTTAAAATGATATTAACATCTGACCAGATTGAAAATATGATATACGCTGGTTATGATAGTATGTCAAAATTTATAGATAAACGAAGAAGTCACGTAAAAGAAGAATATGATAAAAGATTAGAATATGCAGATATTAAATAATGTAAATATAATATAGTAGTTATAACTATAATTTAATGAATAATAATGTAGAACCATATGTATTTATTTTAGATTTAGATGGTACAATAATTGGAGATTGCAGATATCAATGTGATATATATAATATACAGGAAATTATTATAAATAATAGTACTCAAAAACTATTAAAAAATAAAACATTATGTGAAAAAAGTTTATGTGAGAGTTACAATAATGAATCTCTTTTAATAAGACCATTTTTTAATAAGTTTATGTTAGAAATTAAAAAACAATATCCTTATAGTTTTATATATATATACACAGCATCTGAAAAGTCGTGGGCACATAAAGAAATTAGTATTATAGAAAAACAAAATAATATTAAGTTTAATAGACCAATATTCACGAGAAATAATTGTATAATAGACCAATATGGGGTATATAAGAAGTCTGTAGTTAAAATATTACCATTAATTTTAAAGTCTATGAAAATGCCAAAAACTTATGATATTTCTAAAAAACTTCTTATAATAGATAATAATGATACATTCATAGATTATACTGAAAACTTATTAATATGTTCAACATATAATTATATTAAATTTAATGATCTATGGGATAATATTCCAGAAGAATATCTTGAAAATGAATTATTGAAATCTTTTATTTCATCTTTAATATCGTCAAAAAAAATACATAATATTCGTAGTAAAAAAAGCGAAGTCCAAGATAAAGTACATAAATGGTTATATAAAAAATATAAAAAAATAAATAAATATAATTATAGGTTTAGAAATGATACATTTTGGAAGGATTTGATAACACACATTAAAAATAATAATATACAAGAATATAATAAACAGACTTTACACATAATGAAAAAAAGTATAAAGATATAGAACGTAATAGGAATATATTTATTATGATTTATGTAAGTTTTGATATTGGGGTAAAAAATTTAGCATTATGTGTATTAAAAAAAACTGATGTTATAACAATTATAGATTGGCGAATAATAGCATTAGCAGAGAGTAAAAAAGAAATTAAAGGAATTGACGATATATCTGAACGTATATATATTGAAATGGATAACATTATAGGCGATTTAAAATTAAGAGGCATAGATAAGATAGATTATGTCTTAATAGAAAATCAACCATCTAATTTAAATGGAATTATGAAAACTATTCAACATATAATTTATTGTTATTTTAGTTTAATAAAGTATTGGGATAAAGACGTTAAAAATGTAATACTAGTAAATGCTTCATTAAAGACTAAAACACATGATTACAAACCAGAAATACAAACAACGGTAGAAAGTCCTAAAAATGCGAAAGGGTTTCGGAAGGATAAATATAAAATTAATAAAAAACTAAGTATTGATATATGTAGTAATTATATTAAAGACAATGAAGTATTGGCAAGTTTATTTGCAGAAAATAAAAAGAAAGACGATTTGAGCGATGCTTGTCTTCAGGCAGTTGCATATATTAGAACAAATATAAAAGACGAATCATTAGACAAGTATAATGTATTATATAATTAAATCATTTTTTTCAACATATATTTATGCGTTTTTATATATGTATTAAAATTATTATAATATATAAACAATTGATAGCCAATTAAATATATAATATGTCCAATATATCAAATCTCAATAATAAAAGTGATGATTTAATCGAGTTAAATAAAAAGAGTTTTGATACTAATTCTTTTAATTTTGAAATCCCTAATAAGCAAAATAGAGTAAATCAAAATAACTTTATAGATGATGATGTTTTATTTAATAAAAAAAATATAAGTTCGGATGTTATGTCAATGTCTTCAAGATCATCTTCACGTGCAAGTTCTGTATCCGGAAAAGGAGAAAGAGAAAAATATATGAAAAATATGAAAAATAAATCAAGAAACGACTATAATAAAAAGTCCAAAGATGATGATACCGATAGTAGCAAATCAAGTAGCAAAAGTAGCAAAAGTAGTAAAAGTAGCATTGCAAGTAAAGGAAATGAAAGTAATGCCGGTAGTTTTTATAGTAATGAAAGTGAAGAACACGATGAAAGCGTTAAATCATATAATGACAGCGAAGGAAGTAAAATAATAAAGAAACGAAATTTAAGCCCTAAAGAAATAATGAAAAATGAAATAAATGAAAAAAAAGAGATAATATATCAATTGGACAGATTAGAATCAAAAGGGTTCAAGGTTCCTTTCAAGTTTAATATGAACTCTGACTTTGGAGAAATGAAGTCTGAATATAATCGTATAATTCGAGAGAAAGAGTTAGATGGTAGCGTTAGATTTCAACAAAAAATGCTTATGGCTTTTATATCTGGTACCGAATATATGAATAGTCGTTATGACCCTTTTACTATTAAATTAGATGGATGGTCTGAACAAGTTAATGAAAATATAAACGATTATGATGATATTTTTGAAGAATTGCATTGTAAGTATAAATCTACAGGTAAAAAAATGGCTCCCGAACTCCGGTTGTTTATTTCCTTGTCGGGAAGTGCTTTTATGTTTCATTTGACAAGTCGCATGTTTAAAGAACAACCTATGCCCGATGTTGAAAATGTGCTTAAATCAGATCCTGAATTAATGAAACAATTTCAAAATGCTGCCGCAAAACAATATATGATGGGTAATAACAAAATAGAACCACCTATGAAACAAAATAATAGTGGTTCCGATAGTATGGGATTATTTAATATGGTAAGTAATATATTTGGAACATTAAATGGTGGTTCTATGTCTCCGGATATTATACCTAGACAAATGCCGAGTTCTAATAATACGAATTATAGTATGAATAATAATTCTATCAATAGACCGGATCAAGATGTTGATAATATCATAAGAAACATGCATAGTAAGATTTCTGTTGAAGAAAATGAAGATAATATAGAAACATTATCTGTTAGCGACGAAGAAATAACATCAATTTTAGAAGATACGGCGGATATTAAGATATTAAGACAATCCTCAGGAGGACGTCCTCGTAAAAATACACGAACATTAAATCTTTAAATTAATTATTATAAAAAAAAGGCGATATTTAAATATTTATCGTTTAGACTTTGAGCGTACATTACTTATTTTTTGAGCTGATTTATTAACAAATGAGCCAATATCATTTACGGACTTTGAAATAAGTCCAGGAGTTTTGCGGATAGTTTGCATAGGATTTCTCACTGTATTTTCAACCTCTTCCTCAAATAACTCTAGTTTACCTAATAATGTGGATAAGGTACTTATTAAAATTGGGACAATAATAATGGTAAATAATAATGTAAGGAATAGGAATAAAGACACCATTGTTCCAACCGCTATTACATCACGGCTTATATCTTCCGAGCATTTGCATTTTTCGTTTGTCAAAAATCTAACATAATCAAAAGCATAATATATATATACAACGAATATTAGGAAAAATACGAATGTACCCATTGCTAATAGTTGTACGACAGCGGGACCCATATTTTTAGCAATACTAGAAACCGAAACAAATGAAGTCACTAAGAAATACGATAGAGCGACTAATGTAAAGTTCTTAATAAAATCTTTATTCGGGTGTTCGGCACATTCACAACCGATATTTTCAAGTTTATATAAATACGCGTAAATTATAATTAATAATATTGCAAATATCATTTGAATAATCACACTACTGTAAAATGACAAGTTGTTTTCCGCACCTTTCATATTTACTTATTCTTACTCTATACTATTATATAGAAATTATTTATATTTATAAATCTACAATATTATAGATTATAAATTTTGTTGTTGTATTATAATTTTTTATATCAAGACTTTTTATTTTATTAACAACATCTATAGACTTTTCAATTTTTAAAAACTTATATATTTGTTCCATAAATATGTCTATAATATATTTATGAACCGTTCCTTCGTTTATAATTATATACATATAATCGTATATTCTGTTTATTAATTCCGGTATTTCATTTTTTTTAACGATAGTCCAAGCTTTATTTATATTATGCGTACATTTCTTCCATTTTATATAATTACAATACAATTCATATTCGTCATTTAATAATAGCAAATTATTATCATATATATATTGCGGAGGTTTCCATTGTTCGTTCTCATTATAATCTTTCCATAATTTTTCTATCATTTCATCATAAAAGTCTTTTTCAAAGAAAGATAATATATCAATATATATAATGTCATCATTTATCTTAATATACCCCCATATTAATGTAAAAAACTCTTCATTATTATTTTCAATAACTATATTTTTTATTTTTTCATAAATAATATCTTTATTTTTTACAGTTAATTTATTAAGATGACCGATTAGATTTCTTTTTACTATAGAATTGTTTGTAAAGTTAGGTATAATTATATGAAATCTTTTTTTATTATTATTATCTCCGTCTTTTTCTTTTTTTGTATATACCTTTTTCGCCAATATCATTTTTGGATCATAAAAAGAACTAAAGCAAGTATATTTTTCTTTTAACTGCGATACTTTTAAAAGAATGTCCTGTGGAATACAAGATATTTTATTATATTTATCTTGAAATTCTAAAAAATTAATTTTAACAATTTGTTCTGTCATTTATATTATACTTTATATGAATAATCTTATATGAATAATCTTATAGATATATATAATACATAAAGCAGAAAATATATATATATAATATATTGATGAATATTATAAGCGATATATCAGATTGTAAAGACTTTATACATAGTATTGAAACTATTTATAGCACACATTCTATTTATCGAACAATAATAATTTGCAATGAAAATATTGATTTATATGTTGATTTTTTAAAAAAGAAAGACTACGATGTTCTTATAATTGATAAATATGAATATATTAATTATGATTTAATTGATAAACGTATTTTCATTATTAACGAAAATAGTTTTATTAGTTTTATAAAAGATGTAAATAATAATGATAACTATAAAGATATTATATTTTATAATTTACTTGCATTTACAAAAAATAGCAATAAAGAAGGTTTATTGTTAGAATATAGAAAAATTGTTAAACACAATGGTGATTTTATTATCTGATAATATTTTAGAGTATATAATGAAAAAAAACGGGTATATGAATGAAATATTAGCAATAATGACTATCGTTATTATTATTGCAATTATCGCTTTAGGAGGATTTAATTATAAAAAAATAGCAGAAAAATTCAATAGTGATAAAAAATATACTTTAGAATATTATTACATGGATGGATGTGGACATTGCGTTGATTTTAATAAATCAAAAATATGGGAAAAATTAGAAGCGGAAAACTGGGAAAATGTAACATTAAAAAAATATAATCGTCTTGAAAAAATGGATAGAATAGAAAGGTTTAATATAACCGGGTTTCCATCTATAATACTTGTAAAAAATGAAGAACTTGTAGAAAATTATAATGGTCATAGAACATTTAATGCTATATCTGCATTCATTAAAAGTAAAGATATATAAGATCATAATAAAATATTATTATAGTATTACTATAATAAAATGGGCGGTGGATTGATGCAATTGGTTATAACCGGTCATGCGATGGAACAATTTATATTAACAAACGCAAGCATTAATTACTATAAATATGTTTATAAAAAACATACAAACTTTTCTATGGAAAATCACGAAATAACACCTATAAATAATGGTAATAATGGATTATTTCGAAGTGCGACAATGACATATGAAATAAAAAGACACGGTGATTTATTAAGTAATATTTTTTTAAGTTTTAAAGTCCCTGATATATATTCTACCAATGACTTTAAGTTTAGATGGGTTAATAATCTAGGATTTAATTATATTCATAGGGTATATTTTATAATATCGGGTCAAACGATAGAAACAATATACGGAGAATGGATGAATATATGGAATGAATTGACAAATAAGGACGGGACAACTTATAATAAATTAATTGGAAATATTCCCGAATATACAGATCCTGTTACTACAAATCCAAAAGTAACAATTATTAATAATAAAATTATTACTGTTAATTATCCCGCGACTTCAATTTTAACGGATACTATACCAAGTATAAAAGAAAGAGAAATACAGGTTCCATTACATTTTTGGTTTACAAGAAATCCATCGCTTGCGTTACCATTGTTAAAACTAGCAAATAATGAAATAAAAATCGTTGTTGAAACGAATTTAAATGCTATTGAAGGTTTATACACTATATGGTCTGAAAAATTAAATACACATGTTAGCAGTTATTTATATAATAAAATAAATCCCAATAATAAAATAAATATATATAATTTTATAAAATATGATGGAGTATTGAACACATTTGACGTAAATAATAAATTACATTTAACATATGTTTTTTTGGATAATATAGAACGAAGTAGAATGTTGATGGATACAAATACTATAAATTATGTTATAGATACAGTTAAGAAAGCAATTGGTGATGGTAGCGATGGTAAATATAACATAACAAACGCAAACAATCATATCAAGGAATATATATGGACTATAAGGCGCAGTGATATTATTAATAATTTTAATAATTATATTAACTATACAGCACAACACACATACAATGAAAGTATGGGTATTCTCAAAAAAGCAACAATATCGTGGATTAATCAAACAGAAAGAGTAGAATATGATGCTAATTTTTATAATCAAATACAGCCATATTATAATCATACTAATATTCCGCGAACAGGTATTTATTGTTATTCATTCGCTTTATTTCCAGAAAAAATTAATACTTCAGGATCTTATAATAATTCAAAAATAACAACATCGCTTCAATTAGAATTAAATGATTACACTAATAATCAATCATATACAAATATGATTAATAGTATAAATAGTTTAACAAACTCTGTCGAAAAAATAACATACGATGTTAGCATATTTATAAAAGAAATTAATATATTAAGTGTTATTAATGGACAGGCGCGTTTAAAATATGTGTAATTTTATAATCTTCTTTTTCTAATAAGTATAATGGATTTATTTACGTTAATTATAATTTTATTAGCGGGATATATTATAAAATATTTAATTGATACAATTAATTCATTAAATCGCGAGATAAAAGAAATAAAAGAAAAATGTATAAAGTCTAGCGATAATGTAAAATTTAAAACAAAAACAGAAGAACCTAATATAAAAATTAATAGAGATTTGATAAATAGTATTAGTTATTTCAAAGACTTTTTTGATAATAAAGATATATAAATGATATAGCCGTTACTATATTTAAAAGTTAAATATAATATGCCCAGAAAAGCAAAAGTTATTGATGATAAAACAATAAATGTAAAGAAAAAGAACTTATTAAATACTATGGTAAAAGACATATCGATTGTTGATAATGAAGATATAATACTGCAATTACAAATATCGGAATGTCAAATATCTAAAATGAATGAACGTGTTGATGCGGAAATATTAGAACATCCAGAACCATATGAACCCAATTGTTTTTATTTAAATGAATCAAATATTTACAATAACATTCAAGATAATATTATAAATGAAGAAAGTTTATCTTCAGATAATGGAACTTCTCTATCTAATAAAGAATATAATGAAAATATTATAAATACTCATAATAATTGCTATTGGTGTTGTCATCCAATAAATAATAGAACATTTGGAATGCCATATAAATATAATGTTAAAACGGATACATATATATTATTTGGGAACTTTTGCTCTTTAGAGTGTGCTAATGCTTATAATTTTGCATCTCATTGCGGTAGTTATAAGGTTTGGGAAATTAATAGTTTAATACAAATGTTAAGTAAGCATTTTGGCGTTTCACATCCTGTTCGTCCAGCTCCTTCAAGATTTTTATTAAAAATATTTAATGGACCTATGACAATAGAAGAGTTTAGAAGTGGTCATTTAACAAATGATAAAACACATTTGTTAAATTTACCACCAATGATATTAACAAATTATAATTATGAAATTGTAAATACATCGTATTTAAAAAATATAACAGATAATATGCATATTAAAAACGATATTGGTAAGGAAAAAATAGAATTGGCTAAAAATATAAATCCGTTTTTTAATAAAAAATGATATAAGAATATACATTTATATATATAAGAAAATATGACAGACATTTATTTTTCAAAATATAGAATTTCAACAATTACTTGCAATGCTAATATAGGATGTTCGATTAATATCAATTTAGGAATATTATTTGACAATATCATTGTATCTGAGACACCAGAGGTAGATAATTCTTTGGTTTGGGCACAGTTTATGAAAGATGGAACAGATGTATCTAAAGGTGTATATCCAAAAAAGAGAAGGAAAAGTAAAAAAGATAAAATGAAAAAAAACAGATTTGATAATCAGGTAACGGTTATCTATAGATTTAGAGAGAAATATATACCTAATGTAAAAATATTCAAAAATGGTAATATTCAACTTACGGGAATTAAAAGTGTTGAAGATACTGAAATAATTGTTAATACAATTATTGATAATATCAAAGAAATATATAATAATATTGACAAAAATATTATTATTAATGTTCTTGAAGATTATGTATTGGATTTAAAATATCAAAACTTTAAAATTAGAATGATTAATACAGACTTTAAGGTCTATACAGACCCTGAACTTACGAAAGGATTTGAAGTAAAAAGAAGAGAAATACATAAATTATTCATTGGAGATGAATATAATAATAAATGTTCATTTCAGCCCGGTATTTATCAAGGCGTCAAATTAGAATATTTCTGGAATGAATGTAATATTAAAAAAAACGGGATATGTTCGTGTCCTATAAACTGTTATGGTAAAGGAACCGGTAAAAGCATTAGTGATTGTAAAAAAGTGACAGGTGCTTTATTTGAAAGCGGAAGTGTCTTAATAACAGGAGGTGTCACATTCGAACAAGTTGATGAAACTTACAAATATATATGCGACTTTTTAAGAAAACATAAGGATGTTATTAAAAAACCTCATCCAAGTGCTTTGTTATTAGTATGACAGAATATATTATAATTATCTTCAGTATTTGAAACGCTATCTTCGTCCGTATATTTTTTAAACATACTCGTTACAACAGTATTATTTCCTGGTCTATTAAATGATGGTATATGATGACTTGCATAAAATTGTGAACTAAAATCAACAGCATCTGGAAAAACAGAAGGTTGTTTATAATTATTACCCCACGGTTTTTTATCAAATAGTACTTCTCCTGTATATAGTCCTGCGTTTTTCGGAGGTACTGGAACACCAACATTTGGAGCATAGTTTAACTCTGCGTATTCTAATTCTTTTTTCATTATTCTATATAGAATGAGGATATTAATATGTCATAATATTAGATTTATTTGAGTACATAATCTTTTTATTTTCAATAGAATGTAGAAAGTGTTAAAAGTTTTAGAAATATATTATTAATAAAAAGATTATTTTTCTCTATATATAAAAATGATAAATAATTATAAAAAATATTTGGATTATAATTGTGTTCATTATCAATACAGTAGTGATTTTTGTTATTACAGAATTATAAAAAATATGTTAAATAAATTATCTAATTCAATAAAACCAATTAATATAGATTTAAAAATTACTATTAATTATAAATGTATTAAGAAAATATTAAACGTTTGTTCGTATGATGATTATGTATCTAAAATATACGAAGATTATATTCATAAACATATTCGTATAATTGAATTAAATATCATATTACTTGAACTTTATTTAAAAGAGATTGAGCATACAATTAAAGATTTAAAAATAATTAAGTATGATGCCGAATTACAAATCAAATTAAATAGAGATACTATTGACTTTTTTAATATTATATTTTCATCTAATACAATTAATGTTTGCAGTAATATTAAATATACCAATATTTATAATATTATGCATCTAGGAAATGTTAAATTTATATATGACGATTCTTTTGAAATTATTATAAGCAGTACCTATAATAATCCTACAATATTTGATCATTTATTATTTTTACATAAAATTATTTGTAAAGATGATAAAAATGAATATACATACAGAGGATATATATTGCTATCATATAGTACTGTTAGTACTGTAGAATATTATGATAAAAATCATAAACAAAAATTAGCATATATTATGGAAAAACCTATGATTAATTGGAATACATGCGATTATTGGACAGATTTAAAAAATGTAAATGCAAATAAACATATTTGTTATCATTGAGTATATCATTTAAAAATTTGATATTTGTTTTTTTGTTGGAAAAAATTAGAAATGACGCATGATAATAATAAGAAAGGTATTAATTCTTCAATTATGGGTAAAAAATATGAATTGCAAATTTATAAAATTGTTAAAATGTGTAAAATGAATGGAAACTCTTTTAATAATCAAATAGAAAATGAATTAGGCGGGTGCTCTTCTAAAAATGATATAAAATGTAATATGATTTGTGAAGGAGATATTCCTATAGAAATCAAAAAATATAAAACACCTGATTGGATACAATGTAGTTTAAAATACGACGATGTTAATAAAAAATGGGTCGGTAGTACAAAAAATAAAATACCTGATAAATCTAAAGAGACTTTTGAAAATATAATATCGAATAATTTATTATTTAATGGAAAAATACCAGTATTTATGATTAGAAAAATAACTTATGAAGAATGGATTAAAATAAAGAATGAAACCGATATTTATAATGATATATATATTGATTGTCCCAGCGATACTATTAAAAAACTATATAGTGAAAAAAACTGTAAATATATTCAAATATCTGAAAAAGGATTGTATCATTTAGGTTATGATATATGCGATTTCAAAGTTCCTGAATTTGAATGCGAACAAAGATTAAGAATAATAACAAAAATACATACTAAAAAAAATAGTAATGGGTATTGTGTATTATCTGTTATTGTTGCATGTCAGCCAAAAAATATTAAAATATTAAAAAAGTAATTATAGTTTAGATGATAAGGTTAAACTCCCAGACATTTTAGAATATTGTTATATTAATTAGATATAATAATAATTTCAGAAGACTTCTTTGTAGCATTCATACTATAAGACCATTTAACATCTATAATAATATAGTCTTTGTATAGACATCTTATGTATTCGCAATTATTATATGC